AGATACCATCGCCGCATACCCGGAACGAGAAAGCCGCACGCGGATCGATCTCTGCATGCGGCCTGTCTGCTTGCCCGGGTATTGCCCGGCCTCTGATACAGCTCTTCGAGCGATAAGCATTCTCGCTATCTTGCGGACTTCGTTGCCCGCGGCTCGGAGTGGCTTCCTCAGCGCCCTCGGGTCATAGTCAATATTCCGAAATCCTCGGTCTACTTGCGCGCTTACCAGCATCTCCCTTCTCCTCTACGTCCATGACGGTGAAGCGGCGCTCACCGCCGGCATCCGCAACCCGCTTCACCCGATAAAGCACCCCATCGATCACCAGCTCGGTGACGCCGTACAGATCCTGCGGCCGCGTCCGCCCTTCATAGCTTCGGATGTAGACGCGGTGCGTCACTTCCGAATTCACCTGCTTCGTCCCGAAATACATCCCCGATCCGACTACGGCGAGCTTCCCCCACACTTCATCTTTTTCGACGGTCGTCTGCGAAAAGCCGTTCCTGTCGTCCGGCTTTGCCTCTCGTACGAGAATCTTCACGCGGCGATTGAGTTCGCCAATTTCCGGAAGGTCCATGATCAGGTCCACGTTCTAAAAGGGTCAAGCAGCGCGCTCACAAAAGGAAGCGGCGACAAAGCCCCCTCCGTCGCCGAAGTGCGGTGCTCGTAGTAATAGGCGACATGCACGAGAATCCACTGCCGGATAGCCGCCGGGACGGCTTCCGGAGAATCGCCGTAGCCCTCGGTACCCTCGCGCGTGACGAGTCCGCGCTGCAACTCATGCTCGGCCATCTGCGTACAGGCAAGGATGAGCGCGGAGATGAGATCGTCATCAGCCGTGCTCTCAACTCTCAGATGAAGCTTGGCTTCGTCCAAAGTCACCGCAGGAAGAGCCGTCGAAACTTCCACGCTCATCCTCTATCTCCTTACTTTCCGGTAGTGCCGGCCGCGGCCGGCAGCGCAAGATCGCCGCCGACAAGAGCAGACACGCGCTCAATGCCGAAGCCGAGGCGACGCTCGGCGCGGATCGTCACAAGGTTCTTCTGAACGTTGTCGACGTCCTGTTCGAAGAGCTCGACGGTCATGCCCTGACGCGTCCAGAGCGTGGCCGCCTGCGTAAAGTCGCCGACCATGAACTTGCCCTGCGGAATCGCCGGAGTCGTCCAGATCGGAAGACCCCAAAGCGTCTTCGGAGCTACAGAAGCCGGGTGCCCGAGGTAGTAGTCGCCGGAGGTGTTCTTCTCCATAAGCATCTGCGACCAGTTCACCGGGTTGAGCAGAATGATGTTCGGGCGGAAGAAAGCCTTCTCTACCTTGGTCTTCGCAAAAAGGATCAGGTCAAAGAGCGTGGCGTTCTTCGCCGGAAGGTCAGACGTCGTCGCGCCGTGGGGTGTGAAGTTGCCGTCGGTAAAGATGCCGGTGAGATTCTGATTTGTCCCGTCGCCGGAAATCAGCTGGTCTTCGACCACCAGATCAACGCCGTAGACAAGGCGCTGATTGATGTAGGCGACGAGGGCAGGGCCGTCCGCCATGAGCTGCTTCGAGACGCGGGCAAGGTGAGCGATCGTCTTGACAGTACCCGTCACCGTCTCAAAAGACGTCGAGCCGAAGGGCTTCTGCGCGGCTTCAGCGACGAAGGCCGCACCATTCACAAAGCCGTCATCGCGTTCCTTCACGTATTCAAACGAGTTCGTCGAAATCGGAAGCGACGGGAAGAGGCCTTCGATCGTGAGCGGGCGGAAAGCGCCGGGCATGATGCCGGGGCGACGGTACGCCTGGATGATGCCGCCGGTCGGAGTCGTGATCGGGTTGAGCACAGTCGGCTCAGATTTGGCGAAGGTCTCCGAAAGCTCGACGCGAGTCTTCTGCGTAGAGCCTGCGGCAAACGCCTTGAAGCCGTCGGCGGCAATGAACTGATCGCCCGCGGACTTTGCTTCCGGCTTTTCGCCCTGAACCTTCACGCCCTTCTGCTGAAGCTCGAGGATCTGATTCGCGAACTTCCTCTGCTGTTCGCCGAGCTCGTCCAGGCGCTCCTTGTTCGAAGCGGCGGTTTCAGACATCTTGCCTTCGATCTTGTCGAGGGCGTCCAGTACTTCTTTGAATTCCATCTTTTATTCTCCAATGGATTTTTCAAGCTTCCTGATCCGTTCAAGAAGCTCCGTGGTCGCCTTCTCCTCGTCGGCTTCAGACTCCCTCTGATCCAGGAAGAGCTTTCTGGCTTTTGCGACGAGAGCCGTCGCGGCAGACTTCGAAAAGCCGCCTGCATCCCGCAGGAAACCTTCGAGGTCTCTGATACTTTCGATTTCATCCAGGTCCTCGGACCGGACTTCCGTGATGCGGGCCGCGCCGTCCGCCGGGAAGCTCACGACTGAGATCTCGAAGAGACGACCGACGGACTTGATCACCCGGCCGCCTTCTTTCTTCTCATCCTGAGCGCCGCCGCGCATGCTGAAGCCGATGGAAAGGCCGTCAACAGTTCCATGCTTCAGGGCCGCTAGCACCGCGTCCGCCTGCGGGTTTCCGGGGGTAAGTTCGCCCTCAACACGCAGGCCCTTTTCATCCTCTACGGCCGAGGTCCACTTCCCGATAGGAAGCCCCCACTGGTGGCCGTAAAACATTTTCGGCATCCCGTAGGCGGCAAGCGTCTTCGTGAACGCGCCCGGCATAACGGTATCGCCATAGGAATCATTGCCCCCGAACACCGAGGCATAGCCGCTGAACTTGCGGCTCTCGCCTTCGAACTTCAGGTCAATGTCCTTCAGTTGAATATTCTTGAATTCCTTCATTACTGCCTCACTGGCTCGCCATTGATCGGAGAAGACGCAGGCTCCACTGCCCCCAGCTTCCGCAGCGGAACGAGGTTGCTCTGCGCCGTGAGCTCATCTCCACCCTCTACCGGCGGGAGGTTTTCCAGGCGCCTGATTTCGTTTCGCGTCATCGCCCCGTTCTGGCTCATCGTCGAGTAGAAGGCCGCTCTGCTCGCCGGGTCCGTCCGGAGAAGCCCATCCATCTTGAACTCGATCGTGATCGGTTCGTAGTTCTTCAGCCTTCGCTCAAGTACCTGCTCGAGCTGCTTGCAAAGCGGCCCGATCGTGAATTTGTGGAACCCCGAAACGATCTGCTCAATGCCGGAGCCCCATGTCGTCTGCCCCGTTGTTCCGACAAGTACGCCGGGCACCCCGAACCACCGGCAGATCTCTTCTATCGTGAAGCGCCGCGTCTCGAGGAGCTGCGCATCAGCCGGCGAAAGCGACATCTGGGAATACTTGAGCCCGCGGTCCGCGATGATCAGACCGCCCCCGGACGAAGTCATGCTCGTCCGAAAACGCGTCATCAGCGCGGTAACCTGCTCCGCACTCAGCTTTGAGTCCGTCTGCAGCACGCCCGTTGGCTTCGAGCCTTTCCCATACAACGAATTCGCGTTGTCCTGCGCCCGGATCGCCTCGTTCGTCGTTGCTCGCATGAAGTCCAGCTTCGAGAGCCCGAGGAACCCATTGCCGAGGCCTTTCCAGTGAATGACGTTCTCAGGCGCGAGCGCCGTGATGTCGCCATCCTGGTAGTAAACGTAAACCTCGCCGCCTTCGACGACTGAAACTTCCATCTGATCTGGAGACAGCGGGACCAGCGCGATCGGCTCCCCGGCGCTATCGCGCTCAATGAGCGCATAGGCATTCCCGCGAAGCATGCGATTGACAACCATCGCCGAAAGAAACTCCGACGGCGTCATCCACCGATTCGGACTTTCGTGCAGCAACAGCCACAGCCGGCTCATCTTGTCCGGCACCCGCACCCCGCCCTTGTCCCGGTAGACGTAGAGCGGAAGCGTCGAAATCGTCTGCGCGAGAATCTCTACGCACGCAAAGACCGCCGAAATCTGCAGCGCCGCATCGGGCGGCGTTAGCTTCGTCTGGTCAATGATTGGCGCCAGCGGCAGGCCAAGCTGCTGCCCGGACGCGGTGCCGAGCGGCCCTCCCCACCCGGTCACCCAGCTGACAAGTCGCCTTACAAACATTCATCACCACTCAAAGAAAGTTTCCTGACCCGACTCCACAAAACCCTTGAAGTCGTCGTTATCGTCGGCGAGCGCATTTCCCATCGCCATGATGAGCGCAATCACGCCGTCGATCTTTTGCTCGTACCTTTCCTTCCGCGGAAAGATGTTGTCCTTCGCGTCCAGCTTGGCCACGACGTTCCCCATCATCCACGTCAGAATCGGGTTGCCGTCATGCAAAAGCCGGCGGTCCAGTACCAGCGCCTCCACGCTTTTCATCGGGTCGCTCATGTTCTGTACCGTCATGCGGCACTCGACCATGGGCGCGTCATCCTCAGAAAGCGTCGTCGCCATTTGCGTCGCTTGCCATGGGTCATAAACCACGGCTTCGACATTAAATCTGCTGAGGTCTTCCCTCAGATCCTCTTCGACGACGTTCAGATCCGTCATCGCGCCGGGAGTGACATGGAGAAGGCCTTCTTCGGCCCATCCGGAATACTGAGAGTTGACAGCGTTTTCTACCGCTCTCTCCGGAAGGTAGAAGTCACAGAAAACCGCGTACCTGGTAGGGCCGTCAGTTTCGATCGGAAAAACTTTGACCTTAGCGGTCATGTCGTTCTTCGAGCCTAAGTCAAGCCCGATGATGCATCGCTCGCCCTCAAAGTCCTCTAGCCGCAGGCTGTGGTCTTCACACTGCGCCCACGCTCCCATATCCATCCACGCGTTCGACGCCGAACACCAGATATCAAGGTGCTTCGTCTTGAAGTTGTTGATAGCTGATGGCAGCGCCTTCGCTTTCGCGAGAAGCGACAAGATCATCTCCGGGCGTACGCTCACGCCCCAGTTCGGGTTCGCCTTCTCCAACGCCTCAGGCGAGGTCCAGTCGTCATCCTCGTCCGCTGTGTAGATGACCGCGAATTGCGTCTCGTCTATCGCCTGACGCTCAAGCACCCGCGTGCTCATCGTCCGGACTTCATAGCAGATGCCCGACGTGTCGAACCCCGCGGTAGTGATGCACCACAAGAGCGAGCTCCGGCGCTTGCCGAGAGACGTTTCAACCACGTCATAGACCGCTCGGGTCTTATGCGCATGGAGTTCATCGACGACGGCCAGATGCGTATTCAAACCGTCCAGCGTCGAGCCCTCCGCAGACTTTGCCTGAAACGTGCTCCCGGTGCCAGGCACGTAGAGCGCATTCGCAAGCACCTCAAGGCCGAAGCGCTTCCGAAGCGGCAAATTCATCTCGGCCATGCGCTTCGCGTCCCCGAAGACGATCTTCGCCTGATCGCGCGTCGTCGCAAAGGAATACACCTCGGCGCCGGGCTCGTTATCCGCCACAAGGCAATAGAGCGCTACGCCGCTCGACAGACAGCTTTTGCCGTTCCCGCGCGCGACCTCAATGTAGACGCGCCGAAACCTCCGGCCGCCGTCCTCTCTGCGCCTCCAACCGAATGCCGTCGTCAGGATGAACACCTGCCACGGCTCGAGCTTGATGCGCTGTCCGGCGAGTTCCCCTTTCGTATGGGTCAGGAGTTCAATAAAGCGACACACCCTTGATGCCGCCTCCGGGTCCCATACGAAAGGCCCGTCCTCTTTCCATCGCTTTAAGTCATCGCGCTGCCTCTGGCACGCCAGCTTGACCCACTTGCATGCGAGCTGACTTCCGTCAAGCACGCACGCGGTGTAGTCCGCCGCAATAGCACAGTAATCGCGAGTCTTCTTTGCGCTCATATGCGTCAGCCTCCGTGAGATGATTAAGGCGTCTCAATTCCACAAACCACCCCACGGAGGTTTTTATGTCAGTAAGTCAAACGAATTTCCCTCTTGAGGAAGCTTCTAAGATCGTCCAGGCGGCGATCAGCGCCGGCCTCATAAATCTCCCGTTCCTTGCGCAGTGCCGCGCCGAAAGCCTCAACAAGCTCATCGACGCTCAGCTTCCCAACCCCGACGAGATAAGCCGAAGCTCTCTGCTTGATCGGACTATTGAGGCCGAGCGGACCATCCTCGCCCGAGACCTCACGGCCGCCGCACGACGCGACGCCCTCTACCTGCGGCATTTCTTCGCCGCACTTCAGGGTATTGAGCTCCGAGAGTGACCCGCCGCTAATGCGATCCCGGAGCGTCTCCACTTCTTTGCGCAGATCCCAAATGAAGTAAAGGCACACCAGGATCGCGATGCTTGCCCCGATGTCCCCCGCAAGATGAAGCCATTCCATGCCTACTTCTCCAAGAAGAGCCCAAACATTTCCCGCCACGTCTCCTCACCGGGGACTATCAGGGCGAGAAAAACAAAAATCAGCGTCAGCTGCAGACAGCTCCAGCCTTTCCGGATGAAGAACTTCCGGCGGGGCGGGGACATCAGCGGGTGAAAGCTCGCTGCGAGGATGCAGCCTGTTCCAAGGCCGGCGAACACCCCACTACCGAAACACGCAACACGGTGAATCCCGCCGAGCAGTGCGCTCAGATAAATCAGCAGCTCCGTCATCTTCGATCCTTAAAAGTCTTCGAAGTCATCCTTCTCTTCCTCTTCCGCTTGAGCGGGTCTCACACGCGCGCGCGAGGCAGGCGTAAACCCCAGCTCTCGCTCACACGCCGCAAGGACCCCCTGCACGGCGACCAGACTCTTCACGTTCGGATGCTGCTTAAGCTCCGTCGATCCATCCATCTTCATGACCGTGATCGTCGTCCCGTCGTGGTCTACCGCCTTCGCGAGCTTTCGATAGAGCGCATAGTTCCTCGCCCACCGCTCCAGCACCGTGAAGTCCGTAGCGACGAGCAGGCCTTTCGGCGCATACTCGATCGCAATCTTCCACGCCGCCCGCGCCTCTTTCGTCAGCCCAACCGGCGGGGTCGGAGCCAGCTCGGGCGTCGTCGTCGCAGCCAGTTTTTCAAGCGACCGACAGGGCTGAAGAGTGCCCTGGGCGGCCTTTACCGAATCCGGTTTTCTGGGTCTTCCGCCGGGCATTGAAATTCCTCGAATTTTGCACGCGTAAAAATCTAGGTAGGGGCGCGGTCTTGAATACGTGCGTAATCAACTTTCGACCCGCCTACCTCGTCAGCGGCGTCAACCGGCGCCGGTTCACTCTGGGATTCAACGAGCGCGATGAGAATGTTTTCCCCTTTCGGTCTTTAGCTCCATGAGCTTTTCCACCGCTGAGTAGAGATCGATATCTGCGTTTGCATCTTCGAGGATTTGATTAACGCATAGCGTTCCCAAACCCACCATCCTCCGCGGCCGTCTTCCGGCTGTGGCAGGCGTGGCAAAGTGCCTGCAAGTTCTCTTCATCCCACATAAGATCTTCATCGCCCTTGTGCGGTCTGATGTGGTCAACGTCCGTAGCGGGCACCGCGCGCCCCTGCTTCAGACACTCCTCGCAAAGAGGGTGTTCTGAAAGAAAGCGCTCGCGAAGTCTCCTCCAACGAGCGCCATAGCCTCTAGCCGCCGACGAACCTTTCTTTTCGAAGCGCCGTTCCCAGCGCTCCCGCTTCTGCAGCTCTTCCCGCTTTGATCCTGCTTCCTTGTGCTTCTCGCAGTACTTCTCGCCGCGAGCTACTGGACGCCGACAGCCGGGATATGAGCAGAGAGACAGCAGCGGCATCAAATCCCCTTTGCAATAGATGACAGAACAGTCTTAATCAGCTCGATCGTGATCGGGATGGAAAGGCTGAAAGCTTTTTCCTTGACAGCCGCCCAAACCGTCTTAGACCGCAAAGCGGCCAGCAGGTCATGCCCTTCCATGGTGAGGCGCGGATACTCGATGTCGTAATACCACGGTGGAGGCGCCGGCTTCGTTCGCACCTTCACGCCTTGAACGAGTCCGGCTTCAATCAGCATGAGCAGATGCTCGTAGTACCGGTTCTCTGCCTCATGGGCGGCCACAGCCTCCGGGTCAGTCGTTGGAAGCTGTGAAGCAATGGTGAGGTTGTCGTCAAGCTTCTTCAGCTTTTCTTCTAACCGATCGCGCTCGATGTCCTCAAGGACTTCGCGCACATCGCCCCAATTTCTGACCATACCTTCCTCTCAAAGAGAAAGGGCCTCTCCGGAGAGAAGCCCTTGTGCTTTGGAACAGGAACCAGTGAAGCAAAGTGAAAAGCTGGTTCCGTCCCTGATTTGATTTTACGCGATCGACAGCTGAAGCCTGTGGCCGAGTGACCGAAGAATGGTCTCAATCCGATCGATCTTCGTTGGATGGTGAATGTCGAGAATCCTCGTCACTTCAGGAAGCTTCAATTCTGCCTTCTTAGCGAGTTCGGCGCGAGAGACCCCGTCGCGCACCATCTCATTTGAAAGCAGGATTTTGGCGACCTGATTAGCATCCAGATGAACGACATATTCCCCGGGAAGCGCTGGAGACGCCTCCGGAATAAGCTCTCCATCTTTAATGCGGAACTCGACGCAATCCTCGACGGCATAACGGGCCCAGTTTTCAAGGGGCTCACCATCTACGGAATAGGAGAGAAGTTCGGGAATGTCCCGGCATCTAATGATGTCCGTGCCATCCTCAAGCTTTTCAAAGCGGCATGGAAAATCGAAATTTGACATTTCCGGCTAATCGATCATGTAGCAAGCCCCGCCGGTTATGGCGGGAGTTGTTTTACTTCTTGGTGGTTTCCTTGAGGCCGAGATCGCGAATGATGTCCTTACGGATTCTTTCGTTCATCTCGGCGCTTGGGTGTCGAGGCATGGTTTGCGTTTTCTGGCTCCCCGGAGCTCTCAGGCGAAGGTGCCTGGTTCCGTGGGTGACCTCAACGCCCATCGACTTAAGCCACCGAAGAAATTCACTTTGCTTCATGATCTCCTCTATTGGTTGAACATGTGAATATTCTACCATTAGGTTAGCATTTTTGCAAATATTATTTATTTAGTGAATGTCAAATCAAGCATCAAAAAAGCCCGGTCATTGCTGATCGGGCTTCGCGTTTCTTCCGGGTGCAAGAAGGCTCGGATGGACCCGAGCACCAACTTCGAATTTTCAAGTAGCAGTATACCTAAGTTTGAGCTGCGCCGCAATCGCGTTGAGGGCCCGCCTGAGCATCTCCGGATAGAGGTGCTCCTTGATCCCGACTTCCCGGCAGATACGGTAGCGCGGTCTCTCCGGATGCATGAAGGTATCCCGCAGGAAGAGCTTCTCACGGCTCTGGCGCATAGCCACCCAGGCGGCGTTCACTACAGCCGCATCATTCTCGTCTGCATTGGCCTGCTTCGGCTCCGACGGCACTTCCTGCTGGTACCCCACCTCCCTCAAAACTCCGAGGAGCGAGGAGCGCCACCCAGGCGCCCTGCGCTCTCCATACACCCGGCCCCAGTTGTCCAGACGGTCGATAAGAATTTCTTGCTCTGCAAAGTCCATTCTCTCTTTCTCCTTGCTCTTTTCTCTCAGCGTTACGGATTCGGCTGCGAACATCCGTAACGGCGCTTTTTGCTACTGCCGCAGGCTAATAGCCCGCCTTTTCTCCGATGCGTAACGGATGTTACGGATACTTTCCTATTGTTTTGCTTTTTTGTGTTTTTCTACCCCTATACATGCATGCATGTATCTCCTCTCTCTTTAAAAATCCTCCAATTAGAAGAATTCATCCGTAACATCCGTAACGAAAAGAAGAATCCCCTGTGAGAGTAAGAATTCCCGGCGTTACGGATGGCCGCGCCGAT